TTAGTGAACTAAAGCGTTTTGTTTAGATATTAGATATGTTTCGAGCTTATCTACAGCTCGCTCCTTTATTTCTGGGGTTATATGAGCGTATATGCGGGTAGTTTTGGCGTCTGTGTGTCCTAGAAGCTCTCCTATATCATCAAGGCTAACACCAGCTTCTCTGAGCCTCACAGCATAGGTATGTCGACCGTCGTGTACTTTTATTTTAGGGAGATCTTGTGATTCAATTATTCTGTTCATTGCTGGATTAATCGCTTGCCCACGGAATGGCGTACCGATTTCGTTGTTATAAGCGGTTTTGAGAAATATAAACTGGTTTTCACCGGTATAAGGCAAGTGACCAAAGATTCCTATTACATAGTTCCGATAGGAGAGGAGAGCTTGCTTCATCCTATTAGTCATAGGAAGATCACGTATACTAGAAATTGTTTTAGGATCATCCACTACGTAGGTCCATTTCTTTTTGTTTTCGGCTGCAAAAATTCGAGTACGACGTATATGCATAACGTTTTTGCTGAAGTCGATATCTTTCCATTCCAAACCTAGCGTTTCGCCTTTTCTTAAACCTTGATCGAAAATAGTTAGAAAAATAGGATACCAAGCAGGATCTTTCTGATTCCGTGCTTCTTCCAAAAATATTTCTGTTTCCTGGTAGGTGAAATAATGTAGGGTGTCATCTTGTTTCTTTTTTGGAAACGAAACACCTTTTGCTGGATTATTTTTCATTATTCCCAACACTACAGCCTGATTAAAGGCACTAGAGATTAAGTCATGTACTTTTTTGACTGAACCTAATGATAAGCCATTTTTGTCTTTCCCGATATTCTTATCGCACATAAGTGAATTTATGTACTTTTGATGGATGCGTGTATTGTATTCGCTTAAAACATAATTTCCAATATAAGGTATTACATAAAAGTCGATAGTTTGCCTATAGTTGATTTTTGCACCCAATTTCAAGTTAGGTTTATAGACATTTAACCATTCATTTAGGTAATCTTTGATTTTTACTCTGCTCGGGTTGTGATGAATGTATTCCTCATCCGCAAATTCACCTTCAGTAACTCTTTTCCATTTTTTTGCATCTGTATAAGTAAGGAATCCTTTTTTGTGCTTTTTTGATTGTTTTCCTGTGCCTTTATCAACACCATTAAAAGCATAGGCTTCGTATCTTAATTTGCCATTTTTTAGATAGTAAGGGTATATCCCATCACCGGATGTGGTTTTATTCTTGACCATATGAAATTAAATCCTTTCATACAAGATTATTTTTTTTTAATATTAAAGATACTAAACAATTATTTTACAGTACAAGTTTTTATGAAATTCGAATGTACGTTCTTTTAGCGTTAAGAAGAAAAGCCCGAAGGCTAATCTAATTTATTAAATTGCTTTTTCTTAAATAAGATGTATGCACCAGCAGCGAAAATTCCTAATCCAATAATGGAAATAGTTGCTGACTGTTGGGAACCTGTAGCCGGTAACTTAGATTGTTTCGAATTACTTCTAGTCTGTTTGTTTGTGTTTATATTTTTAGAGCCATTAATAGAACCGTTATTAGATCCACTAGCTGATTTATTATCATCATTTGTAACATCATCGGGTTCAGTAGAGTCGTCTGGATCGCGATCTTTTACCGTTTGACCAGTTATTAGTATTTCTCCTGTAACTGAGATTCTTCTTCCTTCTTCTTCACTAAAATCATAGCTCACTTCAAAAGTATACTTCCCAGGCAAGCTTCGATTGATTAATGAAACTGCTGATCCATTTTCATCTGAGGAAGTTAATCCTTTTGAAATAGCATCTTTTTCAGTGTAAACTGTTATGTCATCAACCTTGCTAGTTTTTAAAAGTTCATCTAGATCAAAATGATAATTTTTACTATCTTTAGGAACGTAAACCATATCCGAGAATATAACAAATTCCAAGTCCTTTTTATTGTTGTCAAATTCAACAAGTTCTTGTAATTCCTTCATGGAAATTGTTGAGTAAGGTTTTACAGAAAAATTATTACGTTGATTAATAAATTTTAGATTTGGTAGTTTTTCAGGTTCTTCTACTATAGGAGGCTCAGGCTCTGGTTCAGGATCGATCACTATAGGTGGTTCCGGTTCAACCGGTGTCTCAGGTTCGGGATCGGGATCAATAACAGGGGGCTCAGGCTCTACCGGTGTCTCAGGTTCAGGAACCCACCTATTGTGAACTTGTAGAAAGGAGTAGGATGATCCATGCTCATTAGACACAGTAAGTGAATAATAAGTTCCTCCACCGTGTGTTAAGTTAATCATGTCGATAAAAGGCGAGCTTCCGTTAGCTGCAGTGAAGCCAAGTCGCTTTGCATATTCTTCATCAAAACTGTAAAGATCATCAAAGTTTGCTTTTTTTAGTACTCTGTTAAGATCATGATAGTAATACGAATTTTCACCTTTAATCACATAAACTGAGTGCGATTCAATTGTGAGTTCGAGCTCATTTTTATTCCCATCATATTCAACATAGTCTAGTAATTCTGCTTTCGTTAACAAACCATCGTCTTCTTGCCATATCCATATACGATCTTCTTTAAACTCAGGAATCGGGATCTGTATTTCCTTAACCTGATCATTGCTATCAATTAAAGAGACAGTTGCAGCATTCGTAATCACGGGTGGGGGAAGCGTGAGCATTGCTGAAAACATTAGAGCGGTAATCTTTTTCATTTTGTTAAAATCCTCCTATCTTACTTCCCTTTCAATAAACGTGCGATATTTGTGAAATATCTTCAAAAAACTTTTATGGTTTTCTCCTTTCTGGTAAAATTGTGTTTGTAAGGTTAAAAAAATTTCCTCCTTGAAGTGTGCAGCTTCTGTGGGGGATTTTTGCGTTTATCGGTAGTTGTTTTTACTCATAGCCATTAGTGACTGCAGGTGAGTTATGCCATCGTTACCATATACTTCATCTTTATAGGGTAATAAATAGTTAAAGAATGCTACTTTTGGATTTAAACCAACATCATATATTAGGTAATTATTTATTCTGTTGTGTAGAGCTTTACGACTAATACAGTGTTTAACTAAAATTCGATCAAATGATAAACCTTCATCTAGGTACTCAATCAATTTTTCATTGTTTAGATAAAGAATCGATGCGATTACGTTTGCCTCATCTTCAAAGGGGAGTATTTCATCTGGATAAAACCTGTCTACATCCACAGATGCAAATATCTGCATATAATCTCTATCTGAGCAATGAAAATATATATGAACTAGTTCATGTAAAAGAGTAAAAATCATACGTTGCTTGCTATTATATTTGCGAAGAAATAATTTAAATCGTGAGCCCGAAGCACTAGAGACAGTAAAGCCTGATACTCTCTTACTAAAGGCTTTGGTTACTTCAATTACTTCAGGATGGATGAAATCGTGTTTAGAATTAATTGGGCAGGGTTTGTTATCAAAATAAACGACTCCAATATCAAATTTGTTACTAAAATAATCAATGATTGTCAGATAGGTAATTTCAGATATGGGCGTTTGTGCCCAATCTGAAATACTATTTAGTAAATCGTAAGCATGCGTGGAATATAAGTTATAGTCTAGATAATCAATCTCTCTGTACTCATAAGTTTCGTGATTATACATAAGCAGCAGTCCTTACTTCTTTTTCTTATCTCTCTCGAAGAGATCTCTAGCTACAGACATAAGTTTGTCTAGGGATTCATTGAATTCTTTTTTTTCTTCTGAATCCATATCTGCGGTATTTTTCCGGAACATTACGATTAGTTCATCTTCCTCAGGATCTAACTCTACTTTTTTGGAATCATCTCTTCCCAATAGGTAATCTGTAGTGACGTTGAAGTAATCAGCTACTTCTTTTAGTTTATCTGCATTGGGAGTACTCTTTTTCCAAGTATAAAAAAGATTCTCTCCATAACCAAGTTCTAAAGCGACTTGCTTAAGGTTTTTCCCCCTTTTTTTTGAAAGCTCTTTTAGGCGATCAAACAAGGTCATTTAAAGCCCTCCATGCTAACTTCGAGAAAAAAAGTATCGAAAACAGTTGAAATTAATTTGACAAAAGTACTGTTTGCGGTTATAGTTATCTCGTAAGCAAGAATATTTACAAAATAAATTACTAAATAGAACCCATTAAAACCGCTCCCCAGCAAGTATTAATGTGTGAATTAGGTTTATTCTGTATGTTTATATTGTACTGTAAACAATACTTTTTTGCAATAAAATTTGTAAATATTCTTGCCAATAACTGTAAGTGAGGTGAATCAAGTGAAGAAAAATGACGTAAGAGTAGGGTGTGAGGTAATGACCTTAAAAAAAGAGGTTGATGTTTTTCTTGCTTTAAAAAGTAAGACACGATCGTGGTTAGCAAACAAGTTAGAAATTAATGAAGGTTATCTTTCTCGTATCTTAAACGGTCGAGATGAACCAAAGCATCAAATTGAAAGAATCAAAGAATACATTGAAAAAAATTGAAAGTTTGAGAGGAGGATATTGAATGGGAGTGCAGATTTCCAAAGCAAAGCCTATTCAAATTATTAATACTCAAGGGAAACCTAAAAGTAAACAAACCAAAGTTGATTGGAAAAAAGCTAAATTCGTAGCTAGCTATCTTGGTGTGAGCTTAGCTACAGTTTCGAGGTGGACTAACCAAAAAGATGATCCACTACCTAGTAGAAGGCTCCGTGGTGTCTTGCAATATGATTTGGACGAAGTTAAGAAGTGGGAAATTAAAAATTCTCAATAACTTATTGGAGGGAGTAACTGTGCCAAGGAAAAAGCAAAACAAGAAAAATGTAACAACTGATAGTCCATATACTTTTGAGCAAGAAGTTAGTTGCAGAAGCTATTCAAACTTGCAACACCTTGTCCATGAAAAAAGAGGCTTGATAAGCGATTGGCAACTTGTAGCGTCTCGTTGTGAACTTGAACAATACCAAAATCTGCAGTATCAAAATAGGCTTAATCGCCAAATAAACATGAGGTGAAATAATGAAAGAGTTAGTCAAAGTTACAATTGATGCAAACAATGATCAGTTAGTTAGCGGTCGAGAATTGCATGGATTTTTAGAGGTAAAGGACAACTACACGGATTGGTTTAAGCGAATGATTAAATATGGATTTGAAGAAAATATCGATTTTGTTAGTTTCTCGGAAAAATCCGATAAACCTTTTGGAGGTCGTCCGCAAATTAACCATTCTCTGAAATTAGACATGGCGAAAGAAGTTTCAATGATTCAGCGAACAGAGAAAGGAAAGCAGGCTAGACAGTATTTTATTCAAGTCGAAAAAGAATATACGCAGCACCAACTTGATACTTCGAAACTTAGTCCAGAGCTGCAAATGTTCAACGGACTGTTCCAAGCTGTCGCTAGTCAAGAAATGGCAACAAAGCGTCTTTCGACAAAAGTAGATAGTATCTCTGAGATCGTTGCTCTTAATTCTACTGATTGGCGGAAGGATTCTAGACAATTGATCAACCAGATTGCAAAAACCCAAGGCGGATACGATGCTTATCGGGAGATCCAATCTGACATTTATCAAGAACTTGATCGGCGCGCTGGTTCTTCTTTAAAAATCCGTTTGACAAATCTACGGAATCGAATGGCTGGAGAAGGTGCCACAAAGTCACAACGAGATAAAACAAGCCGTTTAGACGTTATTGCACAGGACAAACGTTTGTTGGAAATCTACTTGGCAATTGTTAAAGAATTTGCGATTAAGTATGGCGTTTGGAATAACGAATTTTAGGAGGATCATCATGATTAAAAAGCTATGCATTTGGTATCTGAGAATCACAGAAACACCCGTATTCCTCAATTTAGAAACGGTGGATGGGGACATCAATCTTGCCGCAAAAAAAGGACCGGTTTTCCTAAGTGCGGATACTGGCCCCTATGGAGTATTCCTTAATTACAAAAGCAAAAGGAAGGTGAGACGGTATGACTAGAACAGAAGCTTTGCGCATCGGTAAAGTCATTGCTGATCGCATGTATGAGGTTGAAAAGCCATCTATTTTAGCTAAACAACATATTGAACGAATGAAACAAAAAAAGTGACTCAGCCGACCAAAGCATTGAGTCACAAACAAAATGTATTTAAGGAGAGTGTAACATGGATCAATTTGACAGTCTAGGGGCAAAACAGTTGCCAACTGATGAACCGGATCCGATTGCGTTTGATTGGCGTGGAAATCCTCTTTTCCAAGGTGAACTAGTCTATTCCATTGATGATCAATTCATCCATGAGGATGATCTGTTGGAGTATTGCAAATCAAAACTAGGAAAGCCGGTGCCGCTATGAGGGAATTAGAACTGACTTTTAATCAGAAACTGCTAAAAATCCAAGCGGAATTAAAGGTCCCAAAAAGTAATTATAGCGACTTTGGAGGATACAACTTCCGAAATGCAGAAGATATTTTGAAAGCAGTAAAGCCACATAATTTAAACAATGGACTTTTGCTGACTTTGACAGATATACCTATTTTTATGGATGGTCGCTTTTATATTAAAGCTACTGCAACACTAACTGATGGAAAGGATTCGCTAAAAGTGGAAGCTTACGCCCGAGAAGCTGATTCGAAACCTAAAATGGATGATAGCCAAGTGACTGGATCGGCATCTTCATATGCTCGTAAATACGCGCTACAGGGCATGTACCTGATCGATGATGGAATTGATTCGGATTCATTAAATGATGGTGAGAATGAACCAGAAAAGTCCGAGCAAGAAGTCTTTTTCGATTACTTTAAGTTTTATGCCAACGGAGTTGCGGAATTGACTAATAAGCCGTATGAAGAAATCGAGGCGAATGTCTTAGGTGTCAATACTTTTGCTCGATTGGAGGATGTGAGTCCTGATATGTATGCACAGGTAATCGGCACTGTCAAAGCAATGGGCAAAAGAGCTGAGTTGCAGTTAAAGGAGAACGAAACAGCTGCAAAAGTGACTGAGAAACCAACTTCGGCACCACAAACGACAAACTTTACATGGGGGAAATGATAAATGAATGAATTAATCAAATCTGATACAAAGATTCAGATTGATTTCAAACCAAGTGCGATTGAAATCAAAAATGAAGCTGAGTTAACTGAACTCGTTACTAATACTGTTAAACATTACAAAAGCCTTGTTTTTTCCGAGGGAGATATCGAAGGTGCAAAGCATGCACAAAAATCTTTGACAGACAAAATCAAGCTTCTTGAAACCAAGCGCAAAGAAATAAAGAGCGAATACTCAGCGCCCTTAGAAGCTTTTGAAAAGAAAATCAAAGGGTATGTCAATCAAATGGGAGAAGCTAAAGAGGGTATTTCCGAAAGTTTAAAACAATTCGAATCAACGGAACGAGATGCACGTCTTGAAAAGGTGCAAGCGAAAATTAATGAATTGTGCGCCGTTGTCGGAGTTGATCCAAAAGATATTCAAATCCCTGATAAATGGACTAATAAGGGAGCTTATACAACAACCAAAGGAGAGTTGAAAAAAGCAATTATCGATGAAATCACAGGAACGATCAACGGAATTGTCGAGAAGCGTCAACAAGCAGCTGTCAATAAACGAATCGTAGAGGGGTATGCGAAAGCAGCTCAATTAGATCCTGTTTCATGGGTAATTCTACTTGATCAGGGACTTACTGTTGATGACATCATGTCGAAAATTGACCAAGTGGTCGCAGAACAAAAAGCTCGTCTTGCCAAAGCAGAAGAAGTCGTTCAAGTAGTCAGACAAAAAGAGCACGTTCCCTCGGTACCAATTGATAAGGATACAGGTGAAATCCAAGAAAGCCCAATTGAAGAAAAGGAAACTTCGAGTATCGGAAAGGTCGTAACTTTAAAACTAAAAGGAACCGACGATCAATTCTTTTTGCTAAATAAAACAATTGTCAAATTAGGAATTGAAGTCGTCAATGTGAGCGAATAATGCTAGGCAAGGTCATTTATCACGAAGGTAATCGATTAATGATTGAGTTTGAAGAGGAAATCAACCCAGAGTTTTTAAAGTTACTTGCACGAGACAAAGAAAATCTTACGGATGTGAAGTTGATTGATAATGAGCCAAAGTCTGCAAGACAAAATGCTTTGGCACACGCATTGATCAAAGATATCGCAAAGCATCAGGAATGGCCATTGCACAAGGCAAAACAAATGTTGAAAGACTTGTACAAAGAAGGTCAGGGCATTGAATTCAGCCATGCTGAAGCATCAATGACTGAAATGAACACTTGGGTCGAGTTTCTGATTGAACATGTCCTAAGCGAAGGAATTTCTCTTCCTAAACGATATAGCTATTTATTAGAGTACGAGAAGTTCTTTTATTATTGCTGTAAGTACCGCAGGTGCTGTATATGTGGGAAGCCACATGCCCAGATTCACCACGTGAAGGCAGTGGGTAAACGAAACAGGAACAAGGTAAATCACCGATTATTCCCATTCGCAAGCTTGTGCTGGGTGCATCACAATATCGCTCATGCGATTGGGGAAATCCAGTTAATTAATGAATTTTTGATTACGCCTGTCTATTTGGACAAGGAAGCGCTGATTAAGATTGGAATTATGAACAATGCTCAGATCTTACGATTTGATAAAGAATATGAAACAGAAGAAATTTTCAAGAAAGCTATAGAGGGTTGAGGCATGGCGGATAACAAAAAATATTATTACTTGAAATTAAAGGATAACTTTTTTGATAGTGACGAAATGATTATTTTGGAAAGTATGCCTGACGGATATATCTATTCAAATATTTTGTTAAAGCTATATCTAAGAAGTCTGAAATATCAAGGAAGATTAATGTTTAACGATAAAATCCCCTTTAACTCTACAATGTTGGCTCAGGTAACAAGGCACTCAGTTGGAGATGTTGAAAAAGGAATACAAGTTTTCAGTGATCTCAGATTGATAGAGGTTTTGGACAATGGAGCGATCTATCTAGCGGACATTCAGAATTTTATTGGTGAATCGTCAACAGAAGCTGACAGAAAAAGAGGATACAGACAACGAATAGAGTTGGAAAAACAAGCTTTGTCAACCAATGGACAAATGTCGGACAAATGTCCGGACAAAAATCCACCAGAGATAGAGATAGAGTTAGAGAAAGATATAGAGATAGATAAAGAGATAAAGAGAAAGAAAAAAAAGCCAGTCCGTCATAAATACGGTGAATATAAAAATGTTCTCTTGAGTGATGACCAAATGGAAAAGCTCAAATCTGAATTTCCAAACGATTGGGATCAAAGAATCGATCGAGTTTCTGAATACTGTGAAGTCACAGGAAAGTCTTACAAGAATTATTTAGCCACAATCAGAGCGTGGGCGAAGAAGGACAAACAGCCCAACAATCAAGCTGTTCGGAAACAACAAATATTTACGAGAAATGAAACATTGCCGGAATGGGCGACCGAACCAATCGATTATTCTACGAATAAGCCGAAAGTGACCGAAGAAGATCGGAGGAGATTCTTAAATGTCTCAGACAGAGAAGAGGGATTTTAGTAAGCCGGTCAAATTAATTCATAATCTCTTGCCCAAAGAGCAGCAGAAGCTAATGGAGTTTCCTTTGGATTCTATGATTGGGTACGTAGAAGAGACTGGTGATACTGAGGGGAAAGGTGCTGAAGCAAAATTTCGAACATTTATGTTGCTATACCGCCACTGGCTAATTTCAGAAAAAAAAGTCCCCGCGGATTATTTTGGCAATAGTTTTATTCAAGCGACAACTGATGAATTGTGGGATGAGGCTCAGCGATTGTATAAGAAATTAAAGGGGGAGAAAATCGATAGAAAAGGAAAATCGTAAGCGACGGCGTGAGGAACTCTATCGTTTAGTTGCTTTAGCCGAACATCCGGATTTTGAAACGAACCCAAACATAAGAGCGGAGTGGGAACGACTCAAGGGAGGCAACGAGTATCCCACTCCCAACATGGCAAATGTTCAGGTAGAAGTGCTATACGAAGGAAATGTTATTTTCACTGGTTATAGGGAAGAGGTCCGCAAAGAATTTGGAATCAGTCACTCGAATATGAGCAGGAAGTTGCGATGGAATCGACCTGACCGAAAAAAGCGGTATTACCGGATAAAGGATTAAATCAGAAGGTGTCCCACCCTAACATAGGAGGTGTCCCACCTAGTGCCGACAAAGAAAAAACGCCCTAGATATGCGCTGGATGATGACACAATAAAGAAGCTTGAGTGGTTATGCAAGCAGCATCAGAAGCGGGCAGGAAAACAGAAAGTGTATCCAAAGGATACGTTGACGGAACTCATAAACAACGATTTTCAAATCAGGAAACGGTTTGGATAGGAGGAGCGTATGTTAACCAAACAGCAAAAATTATTTTATCGACGTAGAATGATTTTTATCATCGGGGATCGAACTGTTGAGGAGATCCCAAAAAACGAGTTGCAAAAAGTCCAACAGATCGGCAAATTAATAGGATCGCCGATCATGGATCATTCAAGGCCACTAAAGCCAATCGATTTATACACATTTACCTACGAAGATTATATGGATTTAATTGATGAGGGCTATAGTGTGAAAGCAATTATCAATGCATTAGGGATCAGTAATTACCGATGGATGAAATGGCGATTAGAGAATGTGCCAAAGGAGGAAAAAAGTGAATGTCACAAGTAGTGGATGATATGCTTGAAGGATTTATCTGTCAGACATGTGGCAGTTTTGTCGACGGAGAAGCGCCTGGATATCCAAGAGACTGTAAGGACTGTGAAAGTGAGGCGGATGAATGAATCTATTTTTATTCTTCTTAGGAATCATTGTTCTAACGAGTGTTACCAATCTTGCGGAAGAACGAGAACATCGTAACAAAGCAATTCATGCCATCGTGATATTAGTTACGTTGGTAATAATGTGGAGCATGATCAGGTAGAAAGATTCGTTTTGGAGTAAATAAGATGGAAGTAGAAAATCTAGAAACGCTGGCAGCAATTTCGGCACGAGCAGAGGAAAAAGCGTTGGCAGTTTGGGATTAAAAACTGGAGGCAGGGCTATGAGAACCGTGATTCAAGGAAAAGAAATAACAGTGACATTAAAAACTGCAGGTAGAGATTTGTCGACACAAGAGATTGTGATGGGCCATCAGCTGGCCACCGGAAATTTCGAAGCGTTGTTTGTTAATGACGATTCGGATGATCTGAATCGTTCTGATCAAGAGCCAGAGCCTTTGGCAAATGAGACGAAAAATAGTAGTGATTCTGGTAGCAAACCAGCATGGATTGAAAAAGGGGAAACTGTATCAGTGGAAATCACGTGTCCTTTTTGCGGCTTTTATGGGAAGGCTCACACTAGATGGGGAAATTCATTTTCGAAATGCAAACATTGTCAAGAGAAACTCCATAACAAATTTGCGACAGGTGTAGCTGGCGAAAAAAATTCATGGGGATGCGTTTATACTGCTAGTGAACCGATGATTTTCAAAAATGAAGGCAATCCTTTCGAGGAAATTTTTGAAGAGCCAGATAGTAAATCAGCGGAGATAAGTGAATGAACAGACTATCAGTAATCGGTTTTGTTTTTTGCGTGATCATCATTTTCGTTGGTGTAATTACATGTAAAAAAGCTTTGGGTGATGATTGCCCTTTTTTTAGGGGAGACACAGCAGGCTAGAAAGGATGTTTTTTGAAAGTGACTACTTTTAATATCAGCTGGGAACGAAGACAACAAGTGTCATTAGAAATTGAAGCTGAAAGTATTGAAGAAGCGTATCAGAAATGGTCCAACGGTGAGTATCCCGATAATGTAGATGTTGATGATGAGGATATACTTTCAAATTACGTTGATATTGATAGTGAGTCCTATTATCTGGATCACGTTGCAAAAATAGAATCGGGGAGTTAACTATCATACGAGATAAGAATCTATAAGTTTTTTAAAGGATCACACATGAATGTAACTAATTTAAAAAAAGTTCTTTTGAAAGTCTGTTTAGCAGGGACATCTTCACCAACTAACTTATACAAACTATTAAAAAGTGACAATAATATGCATATCATCAGGCAAATTAATACCAAAAAAAAGATAAAAAGAAGAGATAAAATCATAACTTTTAGGGCTTGCATAGGTACTCCTTAACTAATTGTTGTTAAGGGGAATATTATCATAGTATCTATTTACTTGTCGTGACACTAATATAACAAATTTGAAAGATAGCCGCTTACAGTTAAAACAACAAATCAACCTTTTTTGATTTTCTTTTCATAAGCTTGAGTAAAGAGGATAGTAAAAAAATAGCCAAAAAAAAGACCGGAAAATATAAAAAGATGTTTCAAGAATGTAGAAAAAATCAAGGTGATTTCAGTGAACAAACTAACCACACCAACCATAGGTAGAAAACAAAATAAAGATAAAAAAAATTTTTTAAAATAATTTCACAATGCTACTCCTCTAAAAATATTTTGAAGAAACTTTCATCGTATAATCATTTTCAAAAATATCACATATCTTTATATTTTTGTAAGGAAAAATTATTTCATACCATACAATATACATTTCTCTATCATAGATACCTTGAAGCAATAAGTCGTTTATATCTGTGCTATTTGAATCAAATAAATCACATATATCAATTCTCTTACAGTTATCCATAAAAGCACCTTCGAAGTAAAGGATAACAGAACAAAGTGTGTAAGTAAAAAAATTATATATATGCGAAAAAAACCAGTACCTTGGAGCATCCGGGTACTGGAAAGGCTAAATTTAAAATGAATCGGGCCTCAATTTCATTTGGTTAGGAGTGGCCTTTTTTAAATATTACTTTAATCAGTCTTTTTGAGCAAATAAAAAAACCAACAGCTATATAGCTGCTGGCGATGCCTAAAAACTTGAAAGGGTTAATTAAAAGAATATAAAGGCATTGCAGACATTCTAAAGTAAGTGTTGCGTATCCGTCAAGAAAAATGCTATTTACAAAAAAAGAGATGGCAAACCACTCGCCACCTCAAACAATGAACTGCCAGTTTTCCACATTAAAGCTATTTTGTATCAGATCAATGTATAAAAATACTAATAGTAAGGAATGGAAAAGTGATTAAGATGAAAAATAAAACTTTTATAGTATTAATACTATCGGCAATAACCGCTGCAAGTTAGTTATCTATACATTAGTCAACTAGATTTAAATAATTGATTGATATTAATAGGTTGGTGAGTGAATGCGTTACAAAATAACTCAACAAAACCGCAATCTCTACAAACTGCCATATCAACCAAAATTATTTTACCTTTATCAGGATTGCAAAAATCTTCATCAACAGTTAAACAAACGAATTTTAATTTTTGCGGTGGATGAATAAAAGACATCTTGAAACAATAACAATTTAGGCACTGCATTTCAACCAACCTCATTTTTTAGAAATTAATTATGTATCCTAGTGAGAAACTTTAGGAGTAGCATTTAACCTAAGTGGCTATTGCTTATCTCACTAGGAGAAGGCTGAAGAATCTAAACTTAATCTATTCTTATCGTGACAAGCTTTAAAGGAAAAATAAACATTGTATGTCAGCCTTCATAAATAGAGTACTCCTATGGAAAATAGAATTCAATCAGATTAAGCTTTCTTAATCTATAACTTTTGTTTTTATGGTGAATTAGTTGAAGTAGGCTTTGACAAGTTAGGAACAGGTGCCAATGTATTTGCCAACAAGTCTTTAAACAAGGGTTTTAATTCTTGCAAGGTCAACATATTTAGTAAATGAAAGTGATAATTAAGTAGACGAAGTAAGTACTCTGAAAAGCATAAAACAGTTTTTAAAGGTTAGTAAGTTATTCAAATTATGAAAGATATTAATAGTTATGATATCGAGTGTCAATCAGATGGAATAGGGAAGATACAAAAAATGTCTTTTCTTTAAATTGTTATTAATTGAACGATATAGCTATAAATTAATTTAATGTTTGTTCGAAATTAATTGAAACAATTTAAGTAAAATAAAAAGTGCCTACTATTTATAGAAGTGCACTCTTTATTATCCAGTACTATTCAATTTTCTTTACTCTCCCACCTATCTTGGATGCAAATTCTTCTGCATCAGCTTTACACTTAAACAATCGTGCTTTACTTTTTAGACGTGTTCGACATCCAGTAGAGGTGATGTAGCCATGCAATACTTTCACAACATACATTTGGAATCAACTCCTTATAGTTTTGTAGTATAAAAAGTAAAAGTAAAGAGATAATAAAGTAAGTTAGAAGAATTGAATAATATTTTCTAATGGTCAATATCTTATTTGAAAATACAAAAAGACACTTAATTTAAACTAGCTATGTACCCTAGCGAGGCGCGATGGATACAGCAGAGCCTTAGTTGGATGAGGCAACCTCGCTAGGAGAAGGCTAGCAATTTATCGAATAGATGTTCTAATTTAAATACCCATATCATTAAAAGGAGATTCGATACTAGCCTTCGAAAACAGACTACTATATTTAAATAACATTTATCAAACAGATTAAGAAAGCTTAATCTATAACAGGTTATTTCTTAAGATCTCAAAGTAACAAAAAAATTGGATTTCTCTGACTATCATTAATCGTATGCTTCTGGAATAATTATGTATCCTAGCGAGGATTTAAAAAGCGTAGCTGCGTTATTATGTTAGATTATTATCTCTCGCTAGGAGAGGGCGGAGGCATATCTTTGAAAGCAACCATTAGCAGAATATTCATTTTTGAAGATATGATCGCTCTGACCCTCAAGTTCAAAATACACCTATGAATAATGGATTGCAAACCAGGTTAAGGAGAGTTAATTAATAACTTAGAATATTTATTTCCATAATATGTAGAATAAACAAAAACAGATTCATCTCAAAATTATTGATACTAGAGGTAGATTAATTACACCAAATCGGAGGGATATGCGCTATGACTTTATTACAGGAAATAGATGAGAATAAAACACGCGCTAACGCAAGAAAGCTTCTGATGACATACAGAAGAAAGAAACGGCGTTTAGTGGGTGCCAGTATAGATCCATATTCATTGATCCGTTCTCCGGAAATAACCGATGATCCTGCTCATCGAAGTAATACGAACGGTACAGAGAAAGTCATGCTGCATCAATTAAGTTTAGTTGGACTTATGGAAAATTATTCAAGAGAGATTATACTGATTGATCAAGCGATTGACAGCCTATCGGATATCTCTAAAAAAATCCTTCGTTTCAGTTATTGTGATCCCAACAAACTTACAATTCGAGACATTGCATATAAACTTGATATCTACCAGGTTACGCCATCTGGGAAATTTGAGCGTATTCTATATAGTGAAAAGAATATCGAGCGTCTTCGATCGCTGGCTTTATTTGAATTTGCAGAAGCATATTCAGGTGGTGTGTTAATAGCTCAAAAAAAATAGGGATTTTATAGGGAAATGTTAGGGGTTTTTTAGGGGGTTCGTTCGATTCAAGGTGATATTATGTTAGTGTCGAAAGATTAAGAGATGTGGTTGGTGGGCTACTCACAAAATAACTCATAAACCGAAAGGGGGCTAATCCCTCATCGCGTTAATTCTTTGACGAATATAGAAAGACAGCACAATTTTTTGAAAGAGGTGGATTACCTCATTTCAGAATTTGCTCGTGTTGTCTTTTTAGTACTAAACTGCAGGTTTGTTGATATTCAGATAAAATGAGATGGTCTATAATGTCCGCGGGAAACTTTATAGATAAGATTAGGCCGTTAGAGCCCACCTGATCATCTTACTACTTAACGAAGTCACTTATTGCGAGTGGCTTTTTATTTTGGAGGTGGCTATTTTGACGGCGTTAGTTGATCTAGTATTAAACGATATTGTTTGTTGCGCAAAAGGGATGCCGCTGCATTTTTTATAAGCGTCAATTTATTTGGAATGAAATACGCAGAAGTTGAAAAAAAGTGCTCCAAGCTATTGAAGGTAGCAAGGAGCACGGTAGATTGATGGATCTGATTCCGATTATCTAAATTATTTTGGATGAATATTGAATTAGCCTAATAAACTTATATCACCAGTTTTTGATGCAAACAAAACCGTCACTTTCTCAATTGAATTTTTAGTGACAGCAATTTCTCCGGCTAGCTTCGTATCTATCGGGTAGGTAACTAATCTGTTTAGTGTAGATAAATAGTTGCTTAACGCTGTATGCATAGCAGCTAGTTCCAAGGCATTGAATTCTTCCATTATAAATAACTCCCCTTATTGTAAGTATTTCAGTTTGCGCGCTGATAACAAGATTATATCAAAATCAAGGGATTGTTTAACGAAAGAAAATAGGTCTTATAACAAAAATAAAAAACTGACGCGAGCGATCCCGACAGCTTTAGGCTGATAACGACTCTATTAGATAGTTAGCTGTTTTGTTTTGAGTAAAGCGGATCTGCTTAGCTAAATGGTAACAAAATAGCACATAAAAAACCACCGAGAGTTAGGAACCCGGTGGCTTGGCAGATTGATTTGTATTTTGTGCATTCATCATGAAAGGTTCTTCTGCCAAAATTTAGTATAACATATGGAAATTAATCTTTTTATTTTTTTAATATACGAGTTTTACAACAGAGATTGCATAATACAAATTTGTTTGATGATCTTTTTAGTCTTAGGTGTCGAAGCGCAGCTTGATGTTCTGTATGAAACCCAATTTCTAAAATGCGTATTCTGTCTTTAACTTGCGGGCATTCACAGTCGTGTAGCATAAAAACATTCTTATTTTCTGACAACATTTTTATTACATAAACAGGGATAGAAGCTCACCTCTCGTTTTTATTTATTATACCAATGAAAGAAATGGATTTCATGCATAAATTATGTGAATCGGAAAAAAGAAGGATGGTCAGAAAGTATCAGATAAAGACGCGTAAGCAATTCAAGCGTCAATTGTTTGTACAACGTTTTGTAAAAACATATCTTCCTTATAAAACTTGGTATACTAGTCCATCACTTAGAATGTGCGAAATAAACTTGGATGTTACAGAGTCTTTCTATCCTCATATTAATAGGAAGTTATATCATGATGAAGAAAATTAGCCGAAAGAATTCCGTTATTTAGGAAGCAGTAAATGATTTCTTGAAATTCATTATATTTTTTATGTTTTACAAGTTATTTGGTTTTGAAGTGGTTATTATCTTTACATTAGCAGATATTGCCACTTCAGTATTTCGAATGGAGTATAGAAGTAGAAAATGATACGAGGCAAAATAAAAACTGTCGGAAGCAATTCCGACAGCTTTAGGCTGATAACGACTTTAAGATAGTTAGCTGTTTTGTTTTGAGTAAAGTGGAACTGCCTGTTTAAATTGTATCAAAAAAACTATAATCTTTAATTAAAATTAAAAATTATCGCTTTTTTGAAAAAATTCTTATGTTTGAACAATGTACAAAACTTGATTCGTTGTTAGCGTAAATCAATTCAATGATCCATGGGCCGGTTGCTTTAATACTTACAATCTCATTTTCTGTCTCATCTGTCAGATAGAATCCATCTGGTAACTTTTTCAAGACGTAATTCAAGTCTTCAGTAATAGCACTCGACTGTGAGTTAATCATGTGGAAACAGCTCCGTTTAAATAAAATTTCAGAAAAAAATTCCGATAATTTATTTTACCAGATTATGTACTATTACTGGTACTAAATACTTTGAGGAAAATTTTAGAGTATAAGAAAAAAATAACCACCGAGAGTTAGGAACTCGGTGGTTAGGCAGATTGATTTGTATTTTGTACATTCATCTGGAAAGGTTCTTATGTCTGAGTTTAGTATAGCATAAATGGATCATCATTCTTTTAGAATCGTGTTTTACAACAAAACTTGCATAAGAAAAACTTGTCGGGAGGCCTTTTTAAACTAATGTGAAGAAGTGCCCCGTTATGCTCCGTATGAAATCAAATATCTGTTACTACATCGCTATTTTGAATTTGTGGACAATCACGATCGTGAATTACGAATCGATTGTTCGAAACTTTTAATTTTTTCTTCTTGATTACATAGCAAGGAATATTAACCCGCCCTTTTTTTCTTCAATTATATCAAATAATAGTCATTAATCATGGGAGTAGTGATAATTTTAAATGATTTTATTTATTAGAAGATGTAGTCTTTGAAAAGAATCAAGAAGTTATTAAGAAATAAATGTACAGTATTTACGGTAGAATGTTTTCGAAACGAAACTCAACCAATAAAGAATGTGAGGTGGTGTGTAATGGATGGCAAGACAACGTGATCCCAAACGTGATCAGGCGTTTAAATTATTTGAAAAGTCAAAAGGGACAATTACGAATAGAGAAATCGCAAAACAATTAGAGGTTCAGGAAAAGACAATTTCAGCTTGGAAGTCTCGTGATAAATGGAATGCAGTACTACAAAGCGGAAAATGTAGTACTGCAAAAGATGATTGTAGTACTACAAATAAAGGTGGGGCACCTCCGCGAAACAAAAACGCTGTTGGCAACAAAGGCAATAAGAATGCCTCGCCACCAAAAAGAAACAGTAATGCGTTTAAGCATGGTTTATATGCAAAGTATCTTCCTAGTGAAACGTATGAGCTTGCTAAGGCCTTCGATACAGAGGACCCAGCAGACTTACTGTGGAGGCAAATCACAACAACGCATGCATTAATCTTACAAACACACAAAATCATGTATGTCGCCGACAACGAAGATCATTCGAAAGAAGTGTCTGGATGGTCATCCGGCGAGGGTGGAACCTCCGAAACATATGCCCTTCAATACGCTTGGGATAAACATGCGAACTATATCAATACAATTACAAGAGCGACTTCTACTTTATCGAACCTTATCAAGCAGTTTGTCTCATTGGCTGATGAACAAGACGAGCGCCATAAGAAATTGAATATTATGGATGCGCAAATTCGTAAAGTTCATTCCGAGGCGGATATTATTGAAAATAAGGCATCAAAACTTGTGTTAAATGAAAAAGAACAGAGTAAAGTGCAAGGTCTCATTGATATTGGCCAAGCACTTATTGGTCCAATAGAAGAAGATGAGGAGAGTGATACCGATGAATCAATTGAAATTATCGACTAAGCAACAAGACAATATTTTTCAATCGCTCAAGGGATTCGGATGGAACTGAACGAGGGAACGATTCGGTCAGGTAAGACGATGTCGGATGCTCAGAAGATGGCTTTAATCTACGCAGGACATCCCGATACAAATCATCTTGTACTCGCTTATAACCAAGAACAAGCATATCGAATGTTTATGGATTGCGAAGGATTTGGACTTGAACATATCTTTGCCAGCTGTGCTGAGATTCGACACGATGAGCACGGCGACCACTTATGGATCAATCTCCCGACAGGAGAGAAGCGGATCTATTACAAAGGTGGCGGGAAAGTGAATGCTGTCGGTGCTATCACTGGGATGTCCTTTGGTACGGTCACTTTTTTAGAGTTTAATCTTCTGAATAAGGCGGTTATCGAAGAAGCTTTTCGCCGGACCAAGGCTTCTAGTTTTCGTTACCATCTTGCAGAACAAAACCCACCGGCTCCAAATCATCCGAATCTTGAAACGCTGAAGCCGTTCATTGAAACGGGTTCTTACAAGTTTCGTCATTGGCGGCCACAAGATAATCCTATTTTAACGAAAAGATCATTAAAAGAATGGGAAGCAGAGTGTAAGGTCTCTGACTATCTCTACAAACGAGATTGGCTAGGCGATCGAGTGATGCCCGAAGGCGTGATCTATTCAATGTTTAATGAAGATACCCATATGACAAAAGAAATCATAGGCAAGCCTGTAGAAGCGTTCTTTAGTGCTGATGGTGGTCAAAGTGATGCGACCACTTGTTCGTTGAATCTCGTGACGTGGAAAGATAAAAAGTATTATCTTTATCGAATGGCAAATTTTTATCATAGCGGCGCTGATACTGGTGTCACAAAAGCAATGAGTGAATATGCCAAGGAAATCAAGCAGTTCAAAGAATGGTGTTATAAAGAGTGGTCGTGGTTGCCTAAGCATTCGAAATTTTTTGTCGATCCGGCGTGTAAGTCGTTGAGTGAGGAGTTGCGTGTATTGGGGATTGTCACTACAAAAGCAGATAACAATTCAAAAGATAAAGTAACGAGTAACGGCACCAAAATTGAAATAGGGATTGAACGCATGCAAAGCGCCTTGTCAAAAGGACGCTTTTTTCTTTACGATCATGAAGGCAAATATGGCCATTATTATTTTATCAAGGAGCTAGGGATGTATGTCCGTAATGATAATGGCTACCCAGTTGATAAAAACAACCACGCTCTTGATGAATGTCGGTACGCAATCAATTACTTTACGAAACGCTATGTTCTCTAATAGGAGGTGGTTCAGTGTCAATTTGGCAGTCAATAAAAAGAGTATTTGGAAAGGGGGCGGTTGCGATAGGTGCGAAAAAAGAGCTACAAAGTATTTTAGATCATCCTAAAATCCAAATGAGCAGAGAAGAGTATGATCGTATTCAAAACAGCTTGCTTTATTACCAAGGGTACACGCATTGTAATTCTGATCAAAGAACAAAGGCTAATATCAATATGGCCCGCAAGGTTGCTTCTGAGTACGCGAAGGTAATGTTCAATGAACAGGCAGAAATCACGATCGGGAAAGAGGATAAATCTAAAAAGTATGATGAAGCTAGTGCTTGGATAGAATCTGTTTTTCGACATAATGACTTCAAGCGCAATCTCAGCAAGTACCTTGAGCCAGCAATGGCACTAGGAGGCTTAGTTGTACGCCCTTATTTCAATGACCAATCAGGGCAAATTGAGTTCTCGTGGGCGCTGCCTGATGCATTTTATCCATTGGAGAGTAGCACCAATAAAATCAGTCAGTGTGCGATTGCGTTTAAAACCATCAAAACTGAAGGCTCCAAAACATTCTTTTACACGCTTCTTGAGTTTCATCAGTGGATCGACGGAGAATATTGGGTGCTCAATGAGCTTTGTGAAAGTGAAAAATTTAATGTTCTAGGGATGCAGGTATCGTTGGACACTTTGGAACAATATGCAGAGTTGGATCCATCGAGACATGGGGAAGAAATTGAACGTCCTATCTTCTCTTATTTCAAAACAGCTGGTTTTAATAATATCCATCCGTACTCACCACTTGGTGTTGGTGTTTACGACAACTGCAAGCGGACGCTCGATCGACTAAACAAAGCTCTAGATGCATTTGATCATGAAATAGATGTGGGAAAGAGACGCACGGCTTTTCCTGAATCTATGCTTGATGGTGTCTCTAACAAAGAAACAGGAACAGTTGACTTGACCTTTGATCCCAACGATGATTTCTATGTCATTGTTCCTGGTACTAACCCTGATGAGTTTAAAATTACTGATTTGACACAAGATATACGAACAGAACAGTACATCGGGGCGATCAATCACCGCTTACGGCTTCTAGAAATGGAAGTGGGTCTTTCTACCGGGACTTTTGTTTTTGATGGTGCTGGTGTACGTACTACAAATAAGACAGCAACCGAAGTTATTAGCGAGAACTCGCAAACGTATCAATCAAGAAACCAACAAACAACCGAACTAGAAGAATTTATTCAGGATGTGGTGCTAGCGCTGTGTGAGCTTGGCCGAGCCACAGAAGTTGATGGCAAACCATTGTTTGGCGGAGAACCTCCAAATCGTGAGGATATTGGCGTTAACTTTGATGATGGCATCTTCTTAGATAAAAAGTCAGAATCTGATTATTATCGTGAACTGAAAAATGATGGGCTGATTCCAGGGTGGTTAACCATTGCTAAAATAATGAAGTTGCCTGAAAGTAAAGCTAGGGATCTTTATCGCCAAGCGCAATTGGATGTGGTCGATGAAACTACTGGGAAAATACTTGATTCTGGATACGAAGACTTTGAGGAGTGATTGAATGACAATTACGTCAAAACAATTAGAGATTGAGGCTTCTTACGTTCAAGATGCTTATATGGCGATGGAAGACGAAATCATGAAGATGCTTGTCCGCCAGTTAAACATGCCGATAAGAACGCCGCTCACAGAAGAAAACGCATTTCGGTGGAAGATCGAGAAGATGCAGCAATTAAATTTGTTGAATCAGCAATCGCTGCAGCAACTAGTAAACGAAACAAGTCAGTATTCTTATGATCAACTACGTAAGATCGTCGTGGACACGGGTTTTGACGTCGTTTCTGATCTGGACAAGAATTTGTCTAAGCAAAAAGGAACAGAACCGCCTCCAAGGACTGAAATCGATAATGTGATGGAGTCATATTTCAACCAACAGTGGCGTGATCTCGACAACCATGTCAATCAAACACTGATCGACACCAATTACCCTGACAATCCTTTAGCGAAAATGTATCAGCAAGTTCTTAACGATACAGTAGCTAAAATCATCGGTGGTGTTAAAACGCCGCAACAGGCACTTAGAGAATCAATCTATGCGATGGTGGAAAAAGGGGTGATGACGACCTTTGTCGATAAAGCAGGTCGTGAATGGAGCCTTGAGCGCTACGTTCGGATGGTTTTAAAAGCAACCACTCACCGTGTTTATCAGGATCTGCGACTTAAGCGAGGCTTAGATCATGGCATCGTCACAGCTTTAATGAGTAGCCATGTGGCTGCACGACCACAATGTGCCCATATTCAAGGTGGATGGGTGTTGCTTGTCCGCACTGAAGATGCACCGGAAGAATTACGACACATTTCATCGATTTATGATCATGGATACGGTGAGCCTGATGGCACACAGGGGATAAACTGCAGGCATCGATTGTACATTCAAATTTATGATCCTGATTTAGATGTTCATATGAAGCAGTACGATCCCAAAGAAGCGATTGACAATGCGGACCTAGTTGCCAAACAGCGACGCATGGAAGTAGCTATTCGTCGTGCCAAAAGACAACTGAATGCCGCAATAACGATTGAAAATAAAGAAGATGTCCAGCATTTCAAACAGTTGATTAGACGACGACAAGGAGCATTGCGAATATTTATCAATGAGCATGATCAATTGTTACGCCGAGATTATTCAAGAGAACAAGTCTATACCTAAACTCAAAAACTGAAAGGTAGTTGTGGAAGCTTATCATCTGTATGTGTTTTTTGAAAGTATTAATTGCAATGCTTCTTCTGAATCATCTAATCCTTGCCAAGTTACAAATCCTTTTGATAAGGAAAAAATGTATATTTTATCAGTCTTATTTGTCTTGCTAACAAGCTGGCTCTTTAGGTCATTTACTCTAAGAGACGTAGCAATTATGAAACTCGTTTTTGTTATGGCGAAATAATCGTCCCCGAAAGAATCTAAATAATTATATAGACTTTCATAATTTTGTTTATCATCTAATACTAAAGAAATGTTGTAGACATAGGTAATCATAGTCTCACCGTCCTTTTTTCACTATACCTAAATGATATACGAAAATAAATAAAAGTTAAATGAAAAATATACTGTGAATTAGAGTCATCATAGCGATGGCTATTTATTTTGTCCTGAACATGACATAAAACTATTCGATTTACCGAGTGAGCGGTACAACTCGCACTCTAACTGGTACCAACCAGAATAAAAAGGAACGGAGAATGAATTATGGAATGGATCAAAGAAATTTTGTCAAAACACGTCGGAGAGGATGGGAAGTTTGATTTAGACGGGGCAACAAAGGAAATCAAATCAGAATTTCCAAAGAATGCAGTGCCAAAAGCTGATTTTAACGATAAGTCTCAAAAGTTGAAAACGGCAAATGAGGATTTAATTGCCGCAAATGCGCTTGTTGAGCAGTTGAAAGCATCGAACAGTGGCAACGAAGATTTGCAAAAGCAAATTGATGACTATAAAAAACAGTTAGCAACCGTGACCGCTGAACGACTAGCAGATCGTAAGAACGCTGCGATCGAATTAGCTTTAACGCAAGCTGGAGCTAAGAACATTAAAGCTGTGAAAGCTTTGTTGAAGACAGATGAGTTGGAAATTACTGACGAAGGTGTCAAAGGATTAGATGAAAAAGTAGCCACATTGAAAAAAGATGAAGGCTATTTGTTTCAAACGAATGATCCTACACCGCAGCCAAAGAAAAAGCAATTTGTGGCTGCTGGGAATACAGGTGGTGGCGAACCACCTAAAGAAAAAAGCTGGAAAGATAATCTAGCCGAGAATATCGCAAAAACAAAAAATAATTAGGAGAGTGGTTTAAATGCCAGTAATTTTAGACAGTAAAGATTTAGCGAAAATCGACAAGGAATTTGCTGCCGAGTCGCAAGTATGGGAAGTATTAACGCAAGGGGCAAAAGATATCACAGAAGAGGATTTTGTGGGGACTCATGAAGTACGTGTAAATGAAATGCAAGGATTTACTGCTGCTGATTATAAGCGGAATAAAGAAAACGAACGGAACAATATTTCAGTTGAGAAATCAACTTTAAAATTGGAAAAGGAACGTTGGATGGGCTACGATATGGATCGCTTGGATCAATCGGAAAATGCAGCGTATCAAGTAGGTGCTGTCATTGAAGAGCACACTCGACTGGTTACTATTCCAGAGAAAGATCAAACCGCTGTTGCTCGTTTACTTGAAGCCGGATTTGACACTTCTGACAATGTTTACAAAGGAAAAACGGTCAAAGAAACAATCACTAAATCTAACATTTTAGATAGTTTCGATGATGCTGAAGCGTACATGACTGATACAGAAGTCATTGGGCAGTTTGTGGCGTTTATGTCTAGTGATGCATACAAAGCATTGAAGAATGCAGATGGCGTTTCTAAGACTTTTACTACCAATACTGTTCAATTCAACGGTATCGATCGACGTGTTGAAATGCTGGACGGCACGAATATCATCATTCAAAAGGTTGCAAAAAATCGATTGCAGGTCGATGAAGACAAGCATATTAACTTCATTATGACACCTATCACCGTTGCTAAGCCAATCGAGAAGTACAATACGATTGATTTGGTTCCTGCTGACCAGGATCGTGGCGGTTACCGTGACACCATCAAAGGGTTGGACTATTACGACTGCTTGGTACTTAAGAAGGCACGTCCTGCGATCTATATCTCTTATGACGACCCAAAAGCGTAACCCCGGAAGAACCGGGGAAGTCTGGGGTAGAAGGTAAATCAATTGTTATCGATGACATGAAAGTTGATGAGCTTAAAGCCGAGTTAGACCGTCTCGGGATTGAGTACCCGGCTGCTGCCAAGAAACCAGAATTAATAGAGCTGTTAAAAGAGAGTGAATAATCGCTCTCTTTTTTCATGGAGGTGAAACCATGGAGAGATTACGTAGAAAGCCGTTGAATGAAATCTTTGACGATCAGGAAAGCATCGAGTCTTGTGGCTACCTATCTCTTAAAGAGTACAAACGTTTGGTTGACAAAGAACCGGAACTGACAGAAAAAGATTTCCGAAAGCTTCTTAGGAGAGCCAGTGCATTGTTGGACATCCAAACGAGACGTTTCTATCAACGCAATGATCTCGAATCAGATATTCCAATGCGGCGCAACGCTTTTAAATTGGCTGTTGCCTATCAAATCGAGTACATGCATGAAGCAGATGCCACTACCTCATTTGGCATGCAGGAGCCTGACAGTTGGTCCATTAATCGGATGAGTGTTTCTAGTTCAAAGGGGAGTGCTTTAAAGGAAGAAACTCCTTTACTCTCTGGCGACGCTATGATGCAGCTTTCGGGAACTGGATTATTGTACAGAGGAGTGAGCCGATGAGAATGAGATTACCACCAAAAAAGTTCTTTCCCCATGAAGTGATTTATCGTAAGAAAACGGGGATTTCACCGATTGGTGAAACTCTATTTGAAGAAGAGGAACAAGTGATCCGAAATGTTCGCTTTGATTTTTCTGTCAAATTCTCACCAAGAGATATTAATGGTGAGGTTCAAATACCTAATGCTTTGATTTCGATGGTAAGCAAGTACACTGGACCATTGCTAGATTTTTTTGTTGCTGATCAAATCGAATTCGGAGGAAAGCAGTACACGATTGCTCATGTAATCCCATTACTTGCTGATTCACCTGAACCGTTTGGCTATGAAATTGAGGTGGTTTGATGGCTGGAATCAAGATTGACATCGATCTTTCAGGTGTCCGCTCCAAACTAAGCGAAGACAATTTAGGGCGTGGACAATTGAACATGGCCAATCGTATGCTCCAAACAATAAATGAGACAGTCGTCCCTTGGGACACCGAGCATTTGCGAGATAGCGGTCATGTATCAGGGGTGGGAAGTCAGTTGGTTTGGGATGTTCCTTATGCAGGCCCTCAGTACTATGGTGGTCGAAAACATCCAACGACAGGTGTCTGGATTCCGTTTGTTAATAAACAACCGGGGACGGGTCCCTATTGGGATGAAACTACGAAGCCCATTTTTATCAATGATTGGCTACAAGCCTTTAAGAAAGGAGCGAACCTCTAATGGATTTTATTCATCGACTACAAGAAGTAGCAAGTCAGATCGATGTACCAGTGATTGCCCATGCGATGGATCAGGAAGATTCAATCAGATTGTCAACGCAAGCTGGTGGACGTACGGAAAAATCTTACATGAACGGTGACAAAATCAAAGTTATCCCGTTCGAATTTGTTTTGAAGACAAAAGAAGCGACTGGTGATCAGGTGATGGCGAGACTAGCAAGTATTATCGAAAATGCCAGATCAATTCCTTCGCAGGATGATTCTTATAGCTTTATGGGACTAACGATCGTCAACGAGCCGTTCTTTGCAGGTCGTGACAATCAACAGTATCTATACTATCGCTTAGTTGTACAAGCAAAACTTTATATCAAAAAACGAAAACAGGAGAGTGAAGACTAAATGAAAAATGTAAACAGCGAGCGTGGCCATTTCATTGCACCATTTACGAGTATCAACACAGCACCTACGGAATCAGCGTGGGTAGAATTGGCTGACGGAATTGAAGACATTTCGGACGCAAGTACGGAGGCTACAGAAGAAAAGTCTTACTACAATGGCGTAACAACAAACTTAGTTAACCGTGTATCTGGTGCCTACAATATCAGCGGAGATTACGATTCTGAAGATCCAGCGCAGAAAATTGTCGCAGATATGAAATACAAAACGGGTGTTGGTCGAAAAGTTTGGCATCGAGTGGTAAGTGCCGACAAGACGAAACAATGGACTGGGCATGCGACAGTTACTGACATCGTGGCAGGATCTGGTGCAGCAGATACTACGGAGGACTTTTCTTGTACGATTACCTATGACGCAACCCCAACGGAAGGTGTCCCGGGTTCTGGGGGGAATAATGCAGATGCGGCGTTGAATTCGGCGCCAGTTAATGCCAAGGCAAATAAGAAGGAAGAAACCAAGTAAGAGAGGCGTTTATCGCTTCTCTTTTTTACATACAAACGAATGGAGGCAACAACAATGGTAAAAATCCAAGTAAAACTAACACAGTTACCAATTGAAATTGGCGAACATACATTTTACGTCGACACATCGGAAAAAGGTGCAGAAGCCTTTTGGAAGTTAGTTTCAGGGTATGCGTCCAAGTCAGCAAAGATTACTGAAAAAGTGGAAAAAGAGACGATCACACCTGAAAGAGCGGATAAGCAAGCAAAAAAAGAGCTTGAAAGAGTGATTGATCAACTTTTAGGTGATGGCGCATTTGAAAAGCTGTACGAGCTTTCCCCAGAGTATATCTTCATTTCTGAGTATTATATGGAGATTTGTTCAGCGGTAGGAGAAGAGCTTGGTGGTCGAAAGAAGCAGTATTTTGAAAAAATGCAGCACTACTTAGAAGGTTAAATCAATGAAATTACAGTATCGATTAGAAGACACGGTGGAAATCGAAGGTGTAAGTTATCCGATCGATCTTTCTTTCGATACGGTACTTCGCCTTTTCGATTTATTAAAAGACCCGGTTCTATCGGAGTCAGAAAAAATACTTTTAGGCATCAATCTGTTGCTGGGTGTTTCCTTTTTATATGACATCGAAACGCAAAATACGATTTTTTTGTCGATCTTGGAGACTTTTGATATTTGGGAAAAGCCGAAACCACGATACGACAAGAAAGGCAAAAAATTAAAACCAAAAATGAAAGAGATCGCGGACCAGCATTTTTCTTTCGATTATGATGCGCCAAATATCTACGCAGCCTTTTACCAAGCTTACGGAATTGATTTGTTTGATCAGCGAGGAAAAATGAGGTGGGAGAAGTTTATTGCTTTGTTTGGTGGATTGCCGGATGAAACAAGATTCCGCCAAATCGTATCCATTCGGACGAAAAAAATGCCAACAGGAAAAGGGAACAATGAAGCAAAGGATGAGCTTCGGAAATTGAAGAAACTCTATGCACTACCGAAAGAAGGTGAAGAAGATGAGCAGAAGTGATGGCAAGGTAACGATCGACATTATTGTCAATGGGAAACAAGTCACGAAAGAAATCGACACAGTCGAACAAGGTTTTTCCCGACTAGGTAAAAATGCCGACGATGTGATGAAAAAAGTCGGTTCTGATATGGGAACAAACACCGAATCAGGTGCCAAGTCCGCTAATAAAGCGGTGGATTCGGTGGAAAAGACGGTTTCAGATCTAGGTAAGACGACTGAATCATCAACGTCCAAAGCAGGTAAATCAATCGGTGATAACTTTGATTCAGGATCAAAGGAAGCCAATCAAGCGACTGATAGTGTGGCCAAGACTGTCGCAGATCTTGCATCATCTGTCGAATCTTCTGCACCAATTATGGGGCGCAGCATTAGTGAAACTTTCTTAAGCGCTGCGAAAGATTCAGAAGCATCTACGTACAAGATCTCAAATGCGACAGGGGAAATGAGTGGAGCTGTTGAAGCCCATGCGACTCGAGCATCCAATTCAATAGCCAAAGGCTTCGAATCAGGTGCCAAAGATGCAAGCAACTCCACAGATGGAATCACTAAATCTGTATCGAATATGGTTGGTTCAGTAGAAATAGCCATGCCAGGTCTCGGTGGAGCAATCAGCGAGCCGTTTATTATCGGTTCGAAACATGCCACCGCATCAATGGATGCGATCAAACAATCCTCTGCTAAAATGGTGCCAGAAGTAAATCTGGCGGCAACAGCAGCTGGAAATAGCTTGTATCGACACCTAGAGGCTGCTGGGAAAGATGGCGCACGATCGATTGCAGATGCAGTTGCTATCATGAAAAAGGATCTGGGAGATCTCGGAGATAGTGCAGAACAGGTAGGAAATCAAACAGGCAATGCCTTTCATATTCCAGAACCGAAGGCGCAAAAACTAACCGGAACGATCGGACAATTAAGTGCCGCAATGTTAATCACGAAAGGTGCAACAGCAGCATTGTCTATGGCTAAAGGGTCATTGGACAGTGCTTTTGGTCGAATCGATACCTTGAATAACTTTGAAAACACGATGACACGCTTGACTGGAAGCTCAGAAGAAGCGGCTGAAGGGATGGAGGGTGTTCGTGATGCGGTAGTAGGAACGAACTACATGCTAGATAGTGCGGCTCAAACTGTCCAGAGACTGGTTATGCAGAATAAGGATCTTGAAAAATCCACAGAGAGTTACAAAATTTGGGGAGATGCCGTAGCTTTCTATGGTGATGGATCCGCCGATGCGATGGATAACGTCATGGATGCGATGATCCAGATGCGTGCCACTGGCACGGTCAACATGTCACAAATGGATCGGATGGTCCGACGTGGCGTTGATCCTTGGGAAATCTATGCAGATGCTACAGGTCGTAGTGTCGGCGAAGTTAGAGATGCCATGCGCGATGGCGAGATGGGAGCAAACGAGTTTTTCGATGCTGTGGAGCATGCGATGCGTGAAGGGGGTAACGAACTCGCTTCTGTTACCGGGATGGCCCAACAAGCAGGAGATACGTGGAAAGGCTCATTTGCGAACATGGCCACCGCCACTGCAAGGGGAACCGCAAGCATTATTCAATCTACTGATGAAGCATTTGGAGAAACTCGCTTTGGATCCATGAAAGAAAATGTCCAAGGATTTGGGAAAACCTTTGAAGGTGTGTTAAACGGTGTAGCAGGTGTTATTCCGCCAGTTGTTTCAGCAATCGATACGATGGTAGGCGGGGTTATTGACCTTAAAGAATCATCGGTTATCTTGGCACCAGCGATTATTGGGGTAACCACAGCAATCGCTGGTTATATGGTCATCAAGAAAGCAGAATTGTACACTCGTGGTTTTATTGCGTCAATCAAAACCTTAACAGGTGCTAAGACAGCTGCGGCTGCAGTGACTAAAACATTAACTGTTGCGGAGAAAACACATTTAAGTGAAACAGCCAAAACAAAGGCTCTTATGGCAGGGTCGGCAGCTGGAACCAAAGCTTATACATTGGCTACCGGAGCCCTTACTGCGGCGAAGATGGCGCTAAAAATGGTTATGAATCCGCTTGGAGGGACATTAACCTTGCTTGCTGGTGGGGCAGCGTGGTTAACCAAAAAATGGAATGATAATCGAAAAGCAGCCAAAGAATTGGCAAGTGAAATTGATGGTTTAGGTGATGAATTTGATGGCCTAAATGATGCAACGGAATCCAACGCAAAAGCATTTGAAGCACAAGGAAAAGTCATTGATTCCAATGCCGAACGAAACAAAGACTTAGCTGCAGAATTAGAGCGATTGACCGCAATAGAAGGCAAGTCAGCTGCTGAAAAGCAATTGATGGCTGATACCGTCGAAGAGTTAAATAGTTCAGTTGCTGGGTTGAATCTTGCCTATGATGAAGAATCTGGCCTTTTAAATGCCACAACCGAAGAAATTCAAAAACGCATTGAAGCCTCTAAAGGCATGGAAAAAGTCAATAGTCTGGTGGAACGTCAAAACCAATTGACACAAGAAGCCGCTGATTATGAGACTACCCTTAAGGAAGTTGCGAAAGAACGAGCGATGCTTGAATATGATGCTGCTGTATCAGGGGTCGATGGCAAGAAAGCTGTTCAGGAATCCCTAGCAGAATTGGATGCTAAAGAAGCAGAGGCTATGGGGAATCTCGAAGGCATTTATGCCGAAAAAGACCGACTTTCGGATGAAGAGCAAGCGAAAAGACAAGAAACATCTGAAGCTACCGCAGAAGCAAACGAAATGATGATCGTTTCTTATGCGAATTTGAGTGACAGTCAAAAGGCAGTAGTCGACGAGTTAAATAGTCAGCTAGATAGTTTTCAAAAGAAGAACGAGGATGTTTTCAAAGATGTCCCTGAAAAAGTAGAGTACGGCATGGGGCAGGCTAGGCAACATCTGAAAGATCACCTCACCTATCAAGCCGAACACGCCGACAATATGGAGAAATTGTGGGCTAGAGCCGGGGATGGTATGGATACAGGTTTGCTTGAGAAGATGGCAGAAGGCACACCGGAGATGCGCGCTTTAGCTGCAGACATGGTGAATGCTTCTGAAGAGGAAATGTCGAAATTATTAGAGGAATACGCCAAAATTGGTGAAAATGCACCGAAACAATTCGCCAAAACCCATGGTCTTGGGGAAGAAGATGTGCGACTCGCTTCAAGAGAGTTAGCCAATGTATCCGTGGGTACTCTTCGGGATGAGTTGGATAAAGCAGATTTGACCTCCGTCGGCAAAAAAATTCCTGAAGAAACTGCAGAAGGAATGGCTGAAGGTGAAGCCCAAGTTGCAGAAGCAGCAGAGAATATCGCACAAGTTCCGGGTCAAGTGATTGAAGAAACGATCGCTAATACCAATTACGCAGAAATTACAGATCCACTTGCCAAGGGGACATCAGACGGCATTTTGGCAGGGATCCAACCTGTAGGAGATGCATCGAAAGAGCTAGCTGAAACACCTGAGAAACTATTTGGTGAAGTGATCGATCAAGATGTTTTTGTCGCTCACGGTGAGACGCCGGGTAAAGGATACGTGGAAGGCATCGATCGAAGTAAGGAAGCAGTTCAGGCAAGTGCCGCCGAATTATCAGGTGTGCCACGAGAAGTCTTTGAAAAAGAAATGGATCCAGAAACGTTTAAAGGATTCGGCGTAAATATTGGAGAAGGTGCAGCTGGAGGGATAGATCAATCTGCACCGCAAGTTGAAAATGCCACGAAACAGATGGCTGAGTTGGCAAACAAAGCTTTCCGTAAGGAAAATGATATCAACTCACCGTCCGGTGTTTACCGAGAATATGGGGGTAACATTACGACCGGTCTTGCCCAAGGGATCGAGCAAAATAGCAGCGCACCTGAACGAGCGATCGTACAGTTGGCCAAGAAGCTCATGTCTTTATTAGATAAGGAATTAAATGCCAATCAGATGGGCAAACAAATCGGGCAGCCGATGGTAGAAGGAATCGCCCAAGGGATTGATCAGAATTCTTCCAAAGTCCTGGCATCGATTGCAAAAATGACAGATGAGATGATTAAAAAGTCCAAAAAGGCTGCAGAAGACGTAGTCAAGGAATTTGAAAAAATGGATCGTGATGTTGATCGAACCTTGCAGAACATGCCAAGAATTGCCGCAGCCACTATGCGTGAATCAAATCAAGCCTACCGTGAGGGGATGCGAGAGGCGAACGACACAATCCGTGAAGGTGCTCAACTCATGCCAGATCAGATGAGTCATTTGCCTGATCAGTTTTATCACATCGGACAAAACTCCATGATTGGGCTCAACAATGGCTTAATCGCAGGTCAAGCACAAGTATTGAATACTGCAGCTACGATTGCCAATCAAGTGGCTCAAACGATGCAGCGCGCCTTAGATATCAATTCACCATCGAAAGTGATGATGATGGATGTAGGACGTTGGATCCCTGCCGGAATAGGTGAAGGGATTGAACGATTCAAGCATTTTGCACTAGATGCCATTGAGGATTTAGGTGCGCAACTTGTCTTACCGAATATCCAAGCTGAATCGGTAGCCATTGCTGGTAATTCTGGTTTTGGGTTATCACTGCCAGCGGTTAAGAGTGAATCGAAAACCACCAACCAAACGATCCATAATACACCGCATATCGATATTCATTTTGATGAAATCACAATCAATGACAATCGTGATATTGCTGAAATATCGGAGCTTCTGGCGGAACACACGGCAGATGAAATAAGGAGGAGATTAGAGTGACAAGTGGAGAACCTTATTTTGAATTTAACGGCCATAAGTCGATCGACAAGAACCTCTATCTCCTGAATGAGATGGAGTTGACGATTCCTGAATCAGATCTTCGATTTGACGAGGTGGATGGTCGACAAGGCGCAATCATTTATGACAATGAGCGAGAAAAAGATATCATCAAAACATTTCCCATGGAACTTAGAAAAGAAGCAGGCAAGTCGCTTTTCCAACAAGTCAGAGAGATCACTCACTGGCTGAAGGAACCCAAGCGATATAGTCGGCTTCTTTTTTCTGAGGATCCGGAATACTTCTACGAGGGCATCTTTCACTCGCAAGTTCGTATTCTCGATCGATGGCGTGATCACTTTGACGTGGCCTTGCCTTTTCGATGCAAGCCAGTAATGTTTCGACTAGATGGCCAAACTGCAACTGCTCATGTGTCCGGGCGAACCTTGGAGAACCCCGAACCAATTGAATCATTGCCGGTGATCCAATTTAGATATAGCGGCACGGCTGATGCGACCTTGACCATCAATGGAAAGCAGTTCCGCATTTTAAGAGCTGCCGGAGCTGGGGTGATTACGATTGACAGCGAACTAGGCACCGCTTATCGGGATGGTATAGCCAATATATCCAATGCAATTCTAATGCAATCTGATGGCTATCATGTGCCACAGTTGCGAGCAGGTAATAATACTATTTCATTTACTACACAAATCACACAAATGATGATTACACCAAGATGGAGGTCGATAGCGATATGAGTGTGCCAATTCTTTACAATGAATCGAATAACGATTACAGCACGCTCGGTTTAGGTCTTTTGAATGAGGCAAGCAGCGTGTTGGCTGTAAGGCATAGAAATCAATTTCCATATCTTACCTTCAACTATCCGATCAACGGCCAGCTGTTTTCTCAGTTGAAGGAAGGCAAGAAAGTAGTAGTTGATGTAGGACCGGGTACTCGATCGAAGAGGCAACGATTTGAAATCACTAAGATTACTAAACCTCAACACGGCATTATTTCTATTAAATGTGATCATATTTCACTTTTAACTGAAAAAACAGCGTTAAATAAAGGACAGAAGCACTCCGCTATTTCAGCGCAAGAAGCGTTGAATCAGTGGCGTGCTCTTTTAGTTCCTCAACGTGATTTCAACGTATTCACAGATCTGACAACCGTCACTGCCATGGACTTTTCCGAAGTTGGCCATTTCGAAAGTGCCGCCGAAGCTTTGGGAGGAAAGGAAGGCTCTATTCTTCAAAAGTATAACGGTGGGTATATTTTTGATAACAACGAAATCCGCTTGATGCGAGAAGGTGGCAAGGAGACTGGAGTGGTCATTGCTTATGGCAAGAATCTAGTGGATCTCGTACAAGAGAAAACGATCGAGAGCACTTATACATCGATTCGGCCATATGCTCGAGCGAATGAAGAGGGGGCAAGTGAGTTAGTTCTTCCAGAAGTCATTTTAGATAGTTCCCATGTCGACAAGTTTCCGGAACGTCGGGTGCAGACGGTGGATCTAAGCAGTCGAAACCCTCAAACAGTCGCAGAACTTCGTCAGTTTGGTCAGTATTACATTTCAAGCAATCAGGTCGGGTTGCCTCGTGTGAATCTGAAAGTAAAGTTTGCGGATCTATACAGCGCAACTGGTGAAGAACAACATCGGCTGCTCGAGCAGTTGGAACTCTATGACACAGTCACCGTGGCTTTTAACAAGCTAGGTGTCAACGTCAATGCAAAGATCAATCAGACGGTTTGGAACGTGCTGTTAGATAAGTACGAATCGATTGAGATTGGCGACCCAAGAGCGACATTGGGGTCCAACCAAAAAGAACAGGATCGCGATCGTGAGGAACAGATCAATCGACCACCAGTGATTGGACCCGGAAACATAGCCAACGTTCGACCTGGCACGATTACAAATCTAGTCGCCTATGGCGGTTTTAGTCAAGTACTGCTTCATTGGGATATGCAGGGCCTGACGGTAAGGGAGTACGAGATTTATGGTTCGCAAGAAAAAGGCTTCGTTCCGGGTCCAAGTAATTTACTTGGAAAAACAAACGTCAACGCGTATAGCCACGGAACAGAAACAAAATTGCAATGGTACTACCGAGTAAGGGCGGTCAACCATCATGATGTTGCTGGTCCTTTTAGTGCGGAAGTGTTTGGCCAAACGGCAAATACCAAAGATCTCGACGAGCTAGAAGGCATCTTGGACGATTTAAACAATCGGATTCTTCCGGAATTAGATGAACGTCTGACAGAAAACGATCAGGCACTTTATGATCTGAAGCAAAACATTTTGCCGGATCTCGAAGGACGGCTGAAAGACCTCGAAGTTGAAATGGACATACTCACCACGGTAAAGTTACCGGGACTTGAGCAGAAATTACTTGATAACGAGCTTGCGTTGAATGAATTGAATAATGTTTCTCTGCCATTATTGGATGAGCGCTTGAAGTCAGCGGAACAAAACTTCCTTGATGCACAAAAACGAATCTATGATGCAATGGCAGATATTCGAGAAGTTGAGGATCTCCTTTCGGATTGGCAGTGGCAAGATACGGTGGAAATTGATGGCGGCAAAATTCGTGCCAACACGATCCAAGCGTTATCGATAATTGCTGGAAGTATCACAACTACTCAAATTCAAGCAGGAAGCATCGTTGGTAATGATTTGGCGGTAAATACAATCACAGCAAGAGAAATCAATGCTCAAACCATTACGGCTAATGAGATAGCCACAAATGCGATTATTACAAGGCATATTGCAACTAACGCAGTTACTGCCAATGAGATTGCGGCACGAACAATCACAGCGACGGAAATCGCAGCAGGAACGATCACAGGAACTCAGATTGCGGCGGATACGATTCGAGGAAGTCACATCTTTGCTGGAACAATTACAGCAACAGAAATCTCTTCCGGAGCGATCACTGCAGTGAAAATCGCTTCAAATGCTGTGACAACAGTGACGTTGGATGCTGAAGCTGTTACTGCAGCAAAAATTTCTGCTAACACTATTACAGCAGCGCAGATTGCAGCGAATACAATCACTGCAAATGAAATTCGTGCGCAGACGATCGTTGGAGACAGTATTGCCTCTAACGCTATTATTGCTCGTCATATTACTGCTAATTCAATTGTTGCTGGGAAAATAGCGAGTGGGGCTGTTACGACAGCTAAACTTGCAGCAGGCGCAGTCACCGCTACTACGATTGCAGCACGTGCTGTTTCTGCGGATAAGTTAGCTACGAATGCCATTCAAGTTGGGTTCAACTCAATGGGAAATAGCCTTAGATTGACTCCTACTTCGTTGGCATTTTGGCAAAGTTCGACTGTTCGATTTATGGAAATGACCGGTACGCGACTTGAATTTTATACAGGGCAAAGCACAGCAATTGGCGGTTTTGAACGTAGTAGCATTAGCGGACGAACCTGTGTTGCATATTTTGCAAGAAATGCTTATAGCCTTGTATTGGGGAGGATCACTAGCTCAACAGGATCTAGCGAGCAGCGAATACCTTTGATGGAGATTCGAGGGAATACTGCAGCAATTCAAATGCATGCCAACATAAATATGAATAATTGGAGCATCACCAATCAGTCAGATATTCGATTGAAAGAAAATATCGAACAAACCTCTGTTGAAGGAATCAAAGAAACGAAGCGGATTCGTATGGTTGATTTTGACTGGAAACGGAACTATCGTCCGATAGACAAGGAAAATCCCCCATCTACTGAACGTCAATTTGGCATGATTGCTCAAGAGGTGCCTTTCTTACAAGCAAAAGTTGATGGAGAAAACCATTATTTGTCTATCGACTTGAACAAGCAAGTGAATCTTAATACGAAGACAAATCAAGAGTTAATCGCCATCGTTGAAAAACAAGAAAAGCGTATTCAAAAATTAGAACGAGAAATGGAGAAAATCGCATGAAAATCACACTAAAGAATTATGAATTAGGGGCTGCTCTTTTATTTATCCAAAATATGGAACTTAAAGCTGCGGATAGTCGCCATCGTTCGAAGTTTAAAAAAGCTCTGATGGAAGCCGTTCAAGGACTGCAGGAGTCAGAGTTGGAATTGTATGATCTCTACGGAAGGAAAGATGATGAGGGACAATTGATTGTCAATGAAGAAAAAACTGGCTATGAAGTTAAACCGGAAAATCGCAATCAGTTCTACCAAGAAATGAATGTTCTTCTAGATGAAGAAATCGTGATCAAGAGTGGGCTATACGCTAGAAATTTCGAGAAGTTTGGAGAAGTGCTTGCCGATTACAATGGTGTGATTTCAGGAAAAGAAGCTGACATTTACGATCGACTAATGGATGAATTTGAAAAGGAGGAGAATCAAGATGTTAAAGACTAATACAAGTAGCACATTTACAGGACAGGTCATGATCGACGAAAAGATGGTTGTCTACCTCTCTGCATCGATTGATGGAGATCAAGACGTTTCAACCTCACCTAGTATCAGTATCCAAGATCCAGAATTGTACCAAAAGAACAAAAAAACTTGCCGTGAAGGAATTCAAGAATTTTTGAAAGAACTGTGGGCGTTAGAAGACAAAGCTTGAAGGGGGACGAACGATGGAAAATCTCTACGTAACCAGTGAGATCACGTTAAACAAAACGGCGGAAAAACGTTCTTCTCCAGTACCAACTAACACAGAGTTTTTCAGTTATGATCAGCGTGTTGCAAAAAAGACGATCAACTTTCAGTTTAAAGGAGAGCCGTTGGACCTATCAGAAGCCAATGTCATTCTGGGTTTTGATTTCGTGACTGCAGGTCAGTCAGTCATTTTTGAAAGTGCTGATGAATCAATCGTAATTGAAGATCCTACCGCCGGAAAAGTGAATGTGATGTTGCCAAATGACATCTATGCGTACTCTGGCTCAGTGATTATTTATGTCTTTGTCGAATTTTCCAACGGTCAATCATTGGACTATCCAGCATTTAGTACGGAGTTCCAAGAATCTTGGATTGATCAAGATCTGGAAGAAATGGCGCAGTTTTATGTGAAGCGATTCGAGGACCTACGAAACCTCGTTCTAGAACAAGCAGCGGGAATCGATCGTGATTTAACCGAGTTTGAGAACCGAATCAATCAAATTGAATCGGGCCTCGCTGCATTTGATATCGAGGCACTGGCAAAAGAAATCGAAGCAGAGATACGAACAACTGTCGAAGAACGGTTAAGTGATATTGAGAAACGGCTGGATGATGCTGATTTTGTTACTGAAGAAAGTGTGGATCAAACAGTAGGTAAATTTATGTTTGGCGAGCCTCTGATTCGGAACCCGTCAATTGATTATACTGGCAAAATCAGAGGAAGCTTTGTTGAAAATCTTCATAGAGCCTCGGGGAATCTGACTACATCAGTACCGAGTTCTTCGGTTGCAGGAACAGAAATCACGCAAGCCCAATACAATGCAATTGCACGTGATGATGAATCAGTTTCTGCTATCAGCAGCACTACATCTAATGGGCGTATGTATGTCTTATTTGCATGGGATATTTTAGAAGATATGAAGCGACGATTTCCGGAGTTGTTTGCTTTTTTCTCGCCACAAACGAGAGAAGAAGAGCTGCAGATCATTCAACGAGTAGTCACAAAAATCCAGTTCACGGCCTATGCTTTTATCAATTCGACGACCGCTCACCCGATTATCGGCTATAGAAGACCGCCGGCAAATACAAGTACTTCTTGGGAAGAAATGGCCACTCATGAGGCGACAACGCCAGAAGCGCTCTCTTTTCCTGTAGAACTTGTTATTAAGCGAGGGAATGAAACAACGAACGCTAGTTTAGGGAAAGCTGTTGTGTATTTAAGAGGACCGGATCGTCAAACTACAAGTCAGAACACGATACGAGTGCGTTATGCAAAAGTGGAGTATACGGTTGAATTTCGTCTGTCAGATCTCTATGTATCAAAAAGAATCGATCAGATGTCGAGCCCAACTATTGATATGTTTAATCAATTAGCCCAACGCGTCAACGAATTAGAAAAGAAAGGATGATTGAAGTGAATTAGACAAGATTGAAAATGAAAAAGCCTGGAAAGGAAAACCAATCCAGGCTAAAGAAACAGAGTTAAAAAACATTTACCGTTAAAAACAACGTTATTTACTCTCTTTCTCCATTTCCAAGAAACCTAGTTCTATAAAAATCTCTATCATGATTTCTATGGTAGCGAGAGATGTAGCTTTTGATTGTAACAAGATAGCGTTAGATAGTGCATCTGCCTCATAGTCGGTCCATGTTCTATCTGGGAACAAGATTCCAATCTGGTCCCAGATTGCATTCAAGGACTTATCAAACGTAGGATGTTGGATATCAACTATCTTTTTGTTAACTAAATCCAATATATCTTTAGTATCGACTGCCGCCATAAGTAACCCCCACTTTCAAAATTTCAGCATGCAATAACTGATAAAAAAAGTATAAAGTTTTTTATGACGAACAGAAAGAGAACAGTTAAATCTGTTAAAACAAGTAGGAGGATGATACAAATGGAAGAACACAAAGCAATTTATGATACAAGGGACTTACAAGATCTGCGAGCGCTATATACGCCGGAAGATAGAAAAGTGTTCCATCCCTATACGGAAGTCGCACCACCAATTGATCCGCACGTGGTGGTTATTGGTTTTGATTTTAATCGCCAAGGTTGGAATGTGGTAAGTGCTGCAACACCAGAAGAGGTTGAGGAGTTACAAGAAACAACTGATACATTGGGCAGACAAGTTGTACAGCTGACGTTACAAAACCTTCAACTGTCACAGCAAGTAAGAGAATTGACTCAAGGAGGGCAAGAACATGCTTAATTTTGAGACGATTCAAGATTGGTACAATCGTGGCTGGATGACAGAAGAGGATGTCAATCAGTTTCTGGCACTTGGTGCGATCACAGAGGAACAGGCAAATACTATTTTAGGAATTGACGGATAGGTAGGTGACTTATGGATGTATTGATTAAAAGCATTGCAGAGCATCCAGAACAAACAATCATGGGACTGCTTTTTTCTGGCTTACTTGTTTGGGTGATGTATCAAAATAATTCACGTGAGAAACGGTATCAGGATACGATCGAACGATTAACGAAGTCTCTTGGTGACATGGATCACATCAAATTATTATTGGACAAGATCAACGATAAAATTAAGTAGGAGGAAAGAAATGAGTATAACAGATTTTATTATGGATGAGGGGCTAGTAATGATCATTATTTTGTGGATCATGGGCTATTTCATCAAACACTTAGGAATTACTCGCACTGAGTGGATTCCTTTTTTGTTGTTAGGGATTAGTTTCGTATTTACTCCACTTTTTCTGGGAGGATACACGGCCGAACATCTCGTGCAAGCAGTTCTAGTGACTGGTGCTGCAGTATTAGGGCATCAATTTGTGATTCAGGGAGATCACTTGATTCACAGTGATGATCCACCAGATTATGGCGATGGTCAATCAGAAACAGAAAACACAATCTATGAGAATCAAGATCAGTCGAAGGGCTGATCTTTTTCTATACGAAAAATTAGGAGGGAAGAATTATGAGAAACAAAGAGCAGTTTATCAAAGATTTTGAGTTAGTAGCAACACCAGAAATTGTGAAGGAAGTAGATCCGGTAGAAGATGCGGCACACACTATGCACCATATCGGCGGCACCATTTATCAATTAATTGCGCCTTTCACCAAAGAAAATAAACTAGTTTCATTTAAGTTCGAGATCAAACAACGTGAAAAGACGGATGATCCAACTGAAAAAATCGATGATTTTTATTATGTAGGGATGGAGGAATAAGAAATGACAAAATACAATAACTCAACCTCACACCGTGGTCATAATGCTCGCACACCAGGGGCTGCCGGCAACGGATTAAGAGAGCACGAAGTGGCCCAAACGATCCACGAAAAATTTATCAAAGAAACGAGGGCAGTTGATTGTACTGATGATGCCGGAACTACTGCAAATGCGAATCTAGTAAATATTGTTGCAAAAATGAATCGTGTAGGTATTAGCTTTCATGTCAGTCACCATTTGAATGCATTCAATGGCCAAGCGAATGGTTTTGAAGTTTGGTACTTCGCAGGAAACGAAACTGCTCGGAAACTAGCGCAGGCGATTTGCGATGAGGTTTGTAAAGCAACAGGATGGGCAAACCGAGGAGCAAAAGCTACCACGTCTTTTTACGTGATCCGCGTTTCTGTGGGTACCGCAGTGCTGATTGAGTGGGGCTTTATTGATAGCAAGCGGGACATGGATATTCTAAGCGAAAAAATGGACGATGCGGTAAATGCAACCTTGAAAGCGATGGGCTATTCCACTTCTAGCGGAGGATCAAGCAATGATGGTGGATCTACAGTAGCAACACCAACACCACAGCCAACTCCTAGCCCTACGCCAACACCAACCCAACCGAAACAGCTTGCAGTAGATGGATCCCTTGGACCTTTGACGGCGAGACGTTGGCAAGAAGTAACTAAGATGCAGATTCAAGATGGACGTATCAGTCACCAATGGCGACAGACTCAGAATCAAAATATTCATGCGGCTATTTTCGATAACTCGTTGAAAGGATCCAACCTCATCCGAGACACACAAAGACGTCTTGGGATTAAGCAAGATGGGTTATGCGGTCCACAAACAATTACTGCGATGCAGCGTGCCAAAGGCACAACTGCAGATGGATTTATCAGTGCACCGCAAAGTCAGTTAGTCATGGCAATTCAGCGTGATCTAAATGCTGGTCGCTCACCGTTTTAATAACAAAAATTCCCGCCTTATTAAGTAGGGCGAGTGTAAATAAATATTGCTATTGAATCTTTTGTGATTTGTGTTAAATTGAACTTACCTTAGTAAAAATAACTTGTTTATTTTTCTTTTAACCATTCCGCCCCACGGAATGGTTTTTTTGTAACTTTAGCTCAGCTGGTTAGAGCAGACGGCTCATAACCGTCCGGTCGTAAGTTCGAGTCCTATAAGGTACATAGTAAATCCCGCATGCTCAGAATCGAGTATGCGGGATTTTTTGGCTTACTTTAACGAAAAGATCTTAGATACAAAACATCAATCACACAGATGTTAGACTTTCCATATACTCTGCGGTTAACTCTGTTGCCCCATACTTGGCATCTTCCTCGTCAAAATCTAAATCATCAACCCATTGATAATAGTGTTGAACCTCATGGGAGATAGTTTCCAGTATATAGAAGATAGCGTCTTCTTTTCCATGTAACTTCATCAATTGAGCAAAGTCGCCTGTTGAAATTTTTATTCTTGATCTTTTTTCTTTATCAAAAGGTGCATAGAAAGTTCCAAGTACTTTTTCAACAGTTATGCTATTATATACAAATTTAGCCCCTGTAATATTTATATCTACTGGCAACGGAAAATCGTAATTTTTTGAAAGCCAATCAATATAGTTGGTTATTTTTTTTGCTATTAGCTTATTGACTGTAGGTCTTACAGATAATTTTATCAC